TTTATTTTAAAGTACGAGTGGCTCGGCACGATGGGTACGACAAAGTTTTCGCTCGGCATGTTTTGCGAGGACGAGCTGACCGGGGTCATGTGCTTCGGCCTGACGGCTGGCACCGGCGCGCTTTCAGAGGTGTTTGGCGAAGAGAACAAGTCATACGGCATCGTGCTTGTCCGGGGCGCTTGCGCCAGCCACGCGCACCCGCACAGCGGCAGTTGGATGGTCGGGCAGGCAAAGGTTGAGCTGGCGAGGCGTGGTTATCTTTTTGTGATTGCGTATTCTGACCCAGAGGCCGGAGAAATAGGGACACTGTACCAAGCCACAAATTGGCAGTTTTACGGGTTTACCTCGCCGGTTAATTATTTGGTTCGCCCGGACGGTAAGCGCGTGGATCCGAAGATCATCCATAAGTATGCGAAAAAACGTGGCGTCACGTCGCAGCAGCAGAAGCAGGATTTTGTCGATGAGGGCTACACGTTTGATCGTGGCAGCAGGAAGTTGAAGTATTTTCTGGTTTTCGGCGACAAGAGAAAAACAAAGGATTTGAAAAAGCACCAGCGCGTTTCGGTCTACCCGTACCTGAAGAGGGGCAACGGTATGGCGAGCCTTTACGACGTCTGGAAGAGGGAGTGCGTAGCATGAGCAATATTGCGAGTTATATCGAGACAGTGGCGAAAGCCTACTGGGGCGAGCCTAACCAGAAGCGCGGGCATACGCTGCGCTGGGGTACTCACGGCTCACGGGAAGTCGACCTGCGAAAAGGCACTTGGTTCGACTTCGAGGCTAATGAGGGCGGCGGTGTCGTCGATCTTGTGCGCGCGAATGAGGGCGCCACGATAATGGGTAGCATCCCGGACATTCTCGAAAAGAAGTTTGGCATCCAGAAGCAGGCGCAGGTCAAACTGCAACCGGCGCGGTTTATGAGTGCGGTGTACGACTACACCGACCAGAACGGCGAGGTCGTTTATCAGATACGCCGCTACGAGCCGAAGACGTTTCGTCAGGTGCGCCCAGACGGCAACGGCGGGTGGTTGCACAACCTCGACGGCGTGACGCCGGTGCCGTACCGGCTGCACGATATGCTGGCACGCCCGGACATGCCGGTGTTTATCGTCGAGGGCGAGAAGGCGGCAGACAGACTGGCGCGGCACGGTATCGTCGCCACAACAAACAACGGCGGGGCGAAGAATTGGAAGCCCGAGCTGAACAAGTGGTTTGCAGACCGCAACATCGTGATCCTGCCGGACAACGACGACGCCGGCCGCGCACATGCGGACACGGTCGTCGCCAATATTTTTGACGGTGCGGCGGCGGTCAAAGTGGTCGAGCTGTCGGGGCTGGCGGACAAGGGCGACGTCGTCGACTACCTCGCCGGCGGTCGGGATATTGAAGACATGCTGTCGGAAGTTAAGGCGGCACCGACGCTGGGTGAGGCGCCAGTCGTCGAGGCTGAGGCGGACAACGACAACGCGGGCGAGCCGGAGCGCGAATATTACGAGTTTGTCGATGAGGATTACCTCATCAGCATGCCGCCGGTGTCTTGGGCGGTCGGTGACGGCGACAGCGGGCTTATCACGGCGCACGGGCTGAGCATGATCTACGGTGCGCCGGGCAGCGGCAAGAGCTTCATCACGCTCGATATGGCGCTGTGTCAGGCGCACGGCATCGAGTGGCAGGGCATGCCGACCAAGCAGGGCGACGTGCTTTACATAGCGGGTGAGGGTGTTGGCGGGCTGGGTAAGCGCGTCAAGGCGTGGAAGATGTCGCACGGGCTTGGTGCCAGCGGTCACTTCCACATGCTGCCGCTGGCGGTCAATTTCCGCGATCAGGCGGACATCGAGAAGCTGATGTATTCGATAGAGCGGCTCGACCGGCAGTGGACGTGCATTTACGTCGACACACTGGCGCGCGCGTTGCTCGGGGCCGACGAGAACAGCAGCCAAGAGGCTGGGCTGGCAGTGGCCGCGGCAGACGCGTTAAAGCATGCGTTTGATTGCGCGGTCGTGTTTGTGCATCACTCGGGCAAAAATTCTGACCGAGGGGCAAGAGGCTCGTCGGCGGTGCTTGGCGCCGTGGATGCGTCCATAGTCGTCGTCAAGGACGAGCAGACCGTCACAATGCGTATTGAGAAGCAGAAGGATGCGGAGATGATCGACGACATCACGCTGCTGATGGAGCCGGTGTCGAGCGTCAGTGGTGGGTCGGTGGTACTGAAGCGAACAGATGCGCCGGTCAAAAAGACGTCGAACAAGCGCGATATAGGCGCACAATTAGCGCTGGAGAGCTTGCAGGATTACGTCATAAAGATGGAAAATCCGCGGCCAAATTACCGCAGTTGGTGCAAGTATCACGAGGAAAAAACGCCCGATCACAGCAAGCAAGACCGGTCGAAGGCGCGGAAGGACTTGCTTGAGGCTCGAATTATAGCATGCGACGAAAATAAGGTATGGATTGTCAAAGAAAACAATTAGATAACGTGATTTGGTCGCACGTTGCGACCGACGTCGCGCAAAAAGCGACAATCGTCGGTCGGTCGCACCACTATAGGTGCGCCGAGCGACCGACCAAATTTACGACCAATCGAAAGGGATAATATTATGGTGGCTAAAAAGAGAACGGCGAGAGGTAAGCCGAAGACGGACAAGGTGTACTATCAACCAAGTCAGGTGGCTATGAGGCGTCAGCAGCAGAGCCTGCACAAATACGATGACGAGGTGAACCGGCTGGAGCGTAAGTGGGGCATCGACAGGTTGCCTTGGCTTGTGCCGTTGGAATTGCGTGAGCGGTTTTACGAGCAGCTCGACAAGCTGAACGCGGCTATCGACAAGTGTGAGGGCGTTGACCACGAGGTCGAGGTTACGCTGCGTGGGTGTGCCGCCATCGAGCGTGCAGCGATAGAGGGTGGTGCGGAGCCGCTTACCGGCGAGTACATCGAGGGCAGGATGCCGGACGGTACGGTGCTGGCGATTACGGCTAACGGGTATGAGGCGGCTAAGGTGAAGCAGGACAACCGCAAGGTGATGGTGTTTACGGTTGACGAAGTGGGCGTCGTTCTGGAAAAGTGGCTGAAAGAGAACCAGTCAAGGACGCTGGTCGATGAGGCGAAGGATATTTTCCCCGGCGCCGTAATCGAGAGCATCGTCAAGAACAAGGTTTTGATAGACGACGAGGTGCCGTTCTGATGGAATACGAAACCGAGCGGGACGATGTCTTGAAGGATCGCGAGTATATGCTTCTTGGCAAGTCGACGTGGATCGACATACGAAACCTAACAGTAAACGTGCAACGCACTGAGGCAGGTGTTACAATCGACATCTGGCCGCGCGAGCTTATGCGTGGATACTCACCGATAGCGACAGTGTCGGTGCCATTCAGTGAGGGAAGCGATGTCGAAGATTGAGCAGGGTGATGGGTCGATGGCACGGTTGCTGTCGCAGCAGCGTTGCCCGAGTTGCAAATCGTTGATGCTGATTAGAAGCGATGACGGGTATAAAAAGAAATACGATTGCATCGTGTGTGGTTTGAAAGTAGTGGACGTAAAGGATATCGAACAATGAAACGAGCTGACTGTTTGGACACGGCTAAGGCGTATGTTACGAAGGATCGTGCCAACGATCACGGCGATATGGAAGACAATTTCAGGACGATTGCGACGTACTGGTCTACGCATCTGGGTCACAAGATAGAGCCGCAGGACGTTGGTGTGATGATGGCGTTGCTGAAGATGGCTCGTATAAAGAATAACCCGTTTCACGAGGATAACTACGTCGACGGTGCCGGTTATCTGGCGTGCGCGGCAGAATGTGTGGACGTGAATGGCTGACATAATTAAATTCGGTGAGCGGCATGTTGTGCATTTCTTTACCGAGCCGGTGACGTGCGATTGGTGTGACGAAGAGACGAAGGGATTTGTTTACGAGGGCATGCAGTCGATCGTGTGCAGCTTGTGCAAACAGCCGCTGTTGATTATCGAAGACAAGCCGACGTTTATTGTGACTTTGGAAGACGACGATTACGAGGACGACGATGTCTCATAAAATCACCGAAGAGGTTTGGGCAGAGTTTTTAGAGCGTGTCACGTCAGGCCGGTCTGGGCAGTCAGTATGCAAAGACAAGGACATGCCGGCTTGGGGTACGGCTTGGAACAAGATTTACAACGACAAGGACTTTGAGCGCAAATATATGAACGCGCTATCGTCGCGAGGCATGATATACGCTGATCAGCTCGACGAGATAAACCGGCGTGTGCTTAACGGTGAAATAGACCCGCAAGCGGCTAGGCTTGTCGCTGACAACTACAAGTGGACTGCGGCTAGGCTGTTGCCAAAGGTGTATGGCGACAAGCAACAGGTCGACGTTACGCATGAGGCTGGTGGGTCGTACCTCGATTTGCTACAGCAGGTCAATCAAGCGGCTCAGCTAAAGCACGCCAATGTCGTTGAGGCTAAAGCTATAGAAATCAAAGAAAACACACGTGATAAAGTACGCGCGCGCGATGAAATTAACCAAAATCCGGTTAACAAGAAGTTGCACAAAAAAAAGGCAAAACAGCGCAAATGACGATAAAGTTATCCACAGGCAACGTAAGTCATTGTTTTTGCACAACAACGAAATTCCATAATCAACGTTATGCGACATTTTCTGCATTTCTGTCCGAAAATAACCAAAATCTGGTTAACCCCCCCCTTCGCTCACACGCGGGGGGCGGGAATAAAAATATATACCCCTTACCACCCCACCCCCCGTCGGAGTTGACGCATGACTGACACCCACGCCACCGTCGAAGCAATCGCCGCGCTACGCGAAGACCCCGCCCTATTCGTTGAGACGGTACTGCAAGCCACGCCGCAGAATTGGCAGCGCAAAGCCCTAGACGCGATAGCGCAAAACGACCGCGTCGCCATCAAATCCGGCCACGGCGTCGGAAAAACCGCATTTGAGAGCTGGGTCGTGCTGTGGTGGCTGATGAC